ATTGACAATTTAGTGGTTTTAATAGGTAGCTCTGCTTTTCAATTTACTACTTCAATTACATCTCCGCTAAAAGCTGAATTATTAGTACCACAAACTACTGTAATACCATTGCTATTTACGCTTTGTTGCGCACTTGGAACGAAAAAAGTATTAGCATAACTCGAACCATTTAATTGATACCCTAAATTACTGAAAGTCGCTGCTCCTGTAAAAGTCAATCTAAATGCTGCATTTGTATCAAGTGGATTTTTCGCATTCCATTTATGTTGTGCTGCAGTTGTTCCTTTGAAAGGATATAAGGCTTGTATTTTTGTCCACAATCCTGCAGTTTTCAAATCTGTAATTAATTGATATGCACTTTCTTGTTCCGAACTAGTCAAAGTGGCTGCAGATATATAAGCGTTGGCATCAGTATCGGTATAAGATATGTTTGCCGTTGTAACCGCAATCGTGTTACTCGTACTTTTGTTATAAAAAATATCCACGGGTTTAAGTTCGATATTGTAAGTAGTATTCACACTAAATCCTGTAATATATTGACCACTTGCAGTGATTGTATTTTTAAAAACTCCATTTACATATACTTCATAATAATCAATAGCGTTGGTGCTACTTGGTGCTGTGAAATTCAATTGAACAGCCGTGCCATAAACAAACCCTGCTGTTAAATTAGTGATTGAACTTGGTGCTGTGAAATTAGTTACATATCGAACTATTGCACCTTGTGAAATTGCATACACTAAATCCCCATCTGGTGCGCCAGCGTTGTTCGTGGCAAGTGATGGATGAACATATAGCAATCTTCCAGAAAATCCCTGAGTACCCCCACCAATTAAAAACACATCGTTATTAGCAGATGTACCGCCTAAAGATGTAGCATTTGGAATATAAATTAACTTGACGTTACCGCTGCTTGTAAAACCATTTGCAGGAACAGTTGTACAGTTTTTAAAAATAATCCTGTTAATATTAGATCCATAATAACTCCCAGAATTTAAAACACCCGCTAAATCAAGTTCAGTTATTAAAGTAGTATATTGAAAAGCCAAACTACCTATTAAAACCACTAAATTGTCAATATCTCGATAATAAGTGATTGAAGTGTCACTTATAAAAGCACTATCAGGTATCACGTAACTCCCACTTATCCTGCATTCTATATCACTTCCTACAATCTTGAAATTTGTTATTCTGTTTGAAGCAATCTCAAGCTTTGTTGCCAACGCTCCAGATGTCGTAATAGTCGAAGCCACCCCGCCAATAAACGTGTTTGGCGTTTTATTTGAACCCCCGTATATTTGCCAAGCTACTTGATTCATAACTACAATCCTACTGTTAAATATTCGTTTGAAACTCCCGTGTTTGTTATCGTGTGCGATAGCTTTTCAGCCATAGTGGTTGCCGTGTTGTTTATAAGTACTATTGATCCTCCAAGTGCGTATGTCATTGTAACTCCTGCCGACGTTACAAAACTGCAATTGAAACCAATTGACAAAGCATTTGGCAAGGTAACCGTGCAACTTGCCGTTAACAGAATAACAGTACCATTATCGCTTTCGGCAAGGGTTGTATTTGTAGATATTTTTCTAACGGTAATGGCTACTCCACCACCGCCACTAATCGTAATGTCGCCACTACCTAAAAGCGAAGTTCCGTTAATGGTTTTTATGTTTGTACCTGAAACTAGAATAGATTGAAACTTCCCAACCGCCCAATCATACAAAGCCTTTACGCTTGGGTATTTAGTAATAGAAAGTTTGTCGGTTTCTACCGTTTGGCTTTTGTTTGCGATATTATCTTTAATATCATCCAACTCATTAACGATGGTCTTAATTTCGTTGGCATTATCTGCCGTGAATTTATTAACCTCCGCTACTGGAATATCTTTAATTTTTACCTTATTCGTGTATGTTATTTTAGCCATAAATATTAAAATCTAAATAGTAATCAAATCCTTCCTCAATAAATCCTGTTTCTTCTAAACTTTCAATAAAAAAACTTTGCTTTTCCTCTTGCGCTGTAAGTGTGAAAGTATAACCGTTTAAATCAGATTTTCCTCCGCCTGTTTTAAAATCAACGTTTCCGCATTGCATACCGTTGTAAAGTCCAAAGATACGATATAAACCGTTGTTGTCTTGGAACGCTACCCTCCAATCGTTTTTTAACAATAAATCAAACTCCTTGGCATTATCAGCCTTGAAAGTCATTGACAAACTTTGTTCAAAAAATTTTCCGCCCTCATTTTCCTGTTGAACTTCATTTGCGTTTGGTGTCGTTAAACTTTCAAACTTAAAAATAAAAGTCTCGGGAAAAGAAACTAAATAATTCCCACTTGTAACAATTTGCGAACGGCTGTAAGGTTGCCATCTTAATAACCAGACAGCCTTAACTCCGCCTAAATTATTCTTGCACTTTCTATTATAATTTCCATCCAACATTTAGATTGATATTTTTAAGTGCGTTTACTTCATCTTGGATCGTCTTATATTCAATTAACGGATTTTTACAAATCCATTTTTCAAATCTTGTTACATACATTTGCGCCAAAGATTTGTATTTACCCGATAAATATTGAACTTCATCTTTATCGACCACCTCTACATTTTCGCCACTACGTTTATAAATACCCGCATTATCGACCATATAAGAAGCGATTTCTATATACTGCGCCAAGGCTTCATTTTTAGTAATTGGCTTGATAAAATCGGTGTATAATTCAAGATACAAGCCCGTTAATGTTTCAGCTTCAATATCACTAATAATCTTATCGTATAGTTCGCTACCAAGTAACGGCTCAATTGTTGTTAATTGCGTGTTTAAAATGCAAAATAAATATTTATCCGTGTCCGTGTTGCCCGATAATATCGTGCTACTGGTCATCTCTTGTGGTGTTACAAATAGTAATTCTGCCATAATATTATATATCGTGCGGTGCTATTCCCGCTATTCCTGATGCTCTACTTTCTTTTGGTGTGTTTTTCGGATTATTAACATCCACTTTCACGCCTTTTTTTCTATAAGTTAATTTCTCCCAATAGTGCTTACAAGTTCCCCCCGTAAAATTCGCACTTAATAAGCCACCGCCTTTATGTTTCCAAATCGAATAAGGCTTATCTGGTGTTGGGTGCATTCCAAACCCGGGGTTTACATTTCTCTCTCCCATTAGTTCTATATCTTCACGCCTGTAAATCTTATTCCTACGCATCATTTCTTTACAAAATTGCCTTTCAGGGTTTTGATTTCCTGCGTACCGATAGCGGAATATATAGTATTCAGTATCCCATTTTGATTTTGTGTTTGGCTTTGCAATTCCGCTACTTACTTCCGCTAATTCTAATTTGTCCTCTTCATCATAATCTACGGGCTTAACTTCGATTAATTCGTAATTTTCTAAATCTTCATCCTCTCCGTATTCGCTTAAATCAATGTTTTTTTTTTCGTCGCTACTCATTTGAGTAGTAGTTGACTGCTCTGAAAGTGGAATAAAATATAAATCCAATCCAATATTATAAGCCGTTAGGATTTCCTCTAAGGCCTCAATTATAAAAGATTGTTTCGGTGCTATTACTCTTTTCATCAATTGCCCCTCGGCTTCGTCTAATTCGTTTGCGTTATTTCCTAATCCGCCCTCAGACATAATGCCAAACAATTTAGGACTAACGACTTTATGCCCCGTCATTATCTGTTGGCGACTTTCCCCAGTTAAATACTCCCATTGTTTATGCTGCGCATCGTTTACGGGAAAAGGTATGATTGTAATTTCAGCATCACGCCCATTAAAGCTAATCACAAAGTTCATAGCGTTTGGACTGCCAGTTAATTTTTGTTTTATTTTAGTTTCTAATTCGTCTTTCGCCTCGGGTGTCAAAGTTCCACCGTCTGGGATGTTTATGATATATCCCGCACTTAATCCTTTTTTGATAGAATTGATATAAAAATTTGCCAGTTCCTCTTCCATCTCTGCATACGGCAAGGCACTTAAATAATCCGGATCACTAAAATAATTTTTACCCGCTTTGTATGGTTTAATACAATAGATTTCTATATTCTCTTTTGAAGTGCCAAACGCTGGAAAAGATTGCGCTGGATATTTAGTGATGTTTGTCCAATCGCGGGAATAAAAATAAGTATCTATTTCTCCGTCTTCATTTTCTAAGGCTGGTACTACTAATTGCTTAGGCAAATGATAAATCGCCCCTAAATCTTTGCCATTTTTTGCTCTAACGACTTGCATTGAAGCCTCGCCAAATAGTTCGAAGTCTGCAATAATTTTGCGAAGTTCTTTTTTGTTTAAAATAGTCACAAAATTAATCCACTGTGAAAGGTTTTTGTTTCTGCAATTCAATCCTTGTCCGTAAATCAAATCAATATACGACGAAATTATAGCGGCGTTTGTTGGCGAACCGTTAAATCTATCAATAACATACTGATAAAAGCTGTTATTTTTACCGTTTAAAACCCAGTTTTTAGACTTATTTTCCTCTAATTTCGGGCGTACATAGTTGCTTAATTGCAAAAGTCTTATATCGTTACTCATAGTAGTACAATTCGTTAGAAGCTTTGAACGTTTGTGTATCTTGGGAAGTTGCAAAAATCATCCCAGAATACAAAACCTCTCCGCTATCTTTTATTTTTATCTTAAATTTTTCACCCTCAACAAAATTATAATCAAAATTAACGCTTAATAACCCATCACTAAGGGCGTGAGTGCAAGCAATTGTCTCATTATTAAACGATAATACTATATTCTCATAGCTGTAATATCTTGGAATAAGTATAATATCGTGATTTGAATTTGCTGGGTTAACTATCTTCATATTATTATAATAAAAAAAACCCCTTTTTGTTTTGAAAAAGGGGTAAATTAATTTTAATTAATCTAATCTAATCTATTAAAGCTAAAAACGCTGTTACTGTTGCGCTATCTAATTTCGGGCTTAACGCTCCAGTTGTAGAAACTCCTGTAAGTGTGTAGCCGTTCATTTCTCCTTTTGCTCCTCCAGTTGTTTGTGCAACCGTGAAGTCGATACCGTCGTCTATTCCTATTGCGTGGTATATACCATTTCGGTCTTTAACGACTGCCTGACATTGATTGTAAGCTAATAAGTTCATTTGATTTGAACTTGAAGCATTAATGCCTTTTAAAACAATTGTAGTGGTTTGAGTGTTCAAAGAAGTTCCTGCATTTCTATCTGGAACTAAACTTTCTGCCACATTGTTACCATCGCCCTCGATTTCGTATTCGTAAACAACTGTAAGCAAAGGATTAATTGCTGTTGCTACACCTGCTGTAACCGTGAAAGGATTTTCCACGTAATTAAAAAGGTAAAGTTTACCTAAACCGCCAAGGTTATTTTTGCAAGCCCTTGATCTACCTGCTGTAATATCACAAGCCATATTTTTATATTTTAAATTAAGGGCGGAAACTAATCCGCCCTAATTACTTTTTTTTATCCTACGTATAAAACGTTAAATTTCTGATTCACTACGTGTGCGAATACGGTAAAGATTACATCATAGAAGTAGTCTTTTCTCGGTGCTGGATATTTAGCAATCTCGATATTTGCATAGTCATCCATAACGTCGGTACACCACATAAAGTTCATCGGTAAACCTGCAAGCAATACGTTAGAAGCCAAAGGAACAAACACGATTTCTACATCTAAGTAGAAGTATTTTCCAGTTGCTAAATCAACTGTAAATGTGTCTCTATAAGTTTGTGCTAAATTGAAATTGTTAATCAATTTCTTAACGTTTCTCGGAGCATAGATATAAGGCTTTTCTGCACCTGCTAAAACAGCATCAGGAATAGCATCATAAACTTTACCCATTTCAGTAGCGATATTTGAAACACTTAAAGTTGTTCCTGCTACTTTTACCCTTTTCCCAACTGCACCTTTGTTATAGATTATTCTCGCTGTAAGTGAGTCGAACAAAGTTGTAGGCATTGCAGCTACTAAAGTTTTTTCTGCTGCTCCAACTGCTGTTTGTCCTGTTCCTGATGTCAAAGCGGCTACTGCTGTTTGAGTTGCTGCTGTTGCACCGTTCCAGAATTTAGCCTCTGCATCCAAAGAAATTAATGGAGCTACACCATTAAGAACAAGCTTGTTAAATTCATCTGAAACATCATTGATTGCCCCCGGAGCCATATCACGATTGAAACGTGTACTTCTTAAATCGTCTGGCGTAAATTTGTCGATATACTCAACTTTTACTGGAGTTACCAAAGTGTCTTCCAATCCAATTGCACCTGCCTCTGAACCTGTAGGGTTTACCGTCCAAGCCTGCATTGTTACAGAGTTTAAATTTTCTGTAATAATTCTACCTGCCTTAATACCAGTTTCAAAAGCAACCAACCCTTTTTCAACGGTGTCGTTTTTGAATAAAATTTCGGATATAATATCCGCTTTAAAATCTGTAGGGATTTGCGCCCCTGTGTAAGTTACTGCCATAGTGTTTTTTAATTAAATTTGTTTTTGTGTTGTCTAAATTTTTCGTATGCGCTTAATTCTACTGTTGTTGTAGAAGTGTTTTTCAAAGCTTTTTCGCTTGGTTGTTTACCAAGTTCAGTAACTTGATTTTCTAATTCTGCGATTCTTTGCTCTTGTGCTGTGTATTTAATCAAAATGCTTTTGATTGCGCTTTCAATTTCTGAAGCTATTTTAGCATCATTTGAAACTTTGCCATCAGCTTCGGCTTCAACAACTGGTGCTGGAGTTTCTTCTTCTTCAACCTCCTCAACCGCTGGTTTGATTTCTTTTGCGATACCCTCAACCTCTACGATTAAGATAGTACCGTCTTCAAGTGGGTGCTCTCCAACTGGAACTGGTACTTTCGTGCCATCATCAGCCATTACCCATACGGATAATCCCTCACTTAATACTTCGCCATCCCATTCGATTTTAAGCGAACCATCGGCAAGCATCATACTTCCTAATTGGATTTTTTTTGATGGTGTCAAAGCCAACAAAATTTTTTCCAATAACGTGTTTGTATTACTCATTTCTATATTTGTTTTTAAATTTACTTCTTCTAGTGACAGCATCGCATCAATTGAAAACCCTTGCACTTTGCCAGTCTTTACATAATCATTCCAAATTTCGTCACTATCAACTTTCATAACCGCCAACCACGATCCTTTTGGATATTTGAAACCGAAGTTTGTGGACTTGTCCACATCTGGATTTTCGACAATCCAACTCTCGGTAAAAGTAACCCCTTGGATATTCTGTTTCACATCGTGCTCGATTGTGCTATTCCCGTGGTTATTATTTTTAAAGAAACCGTATGATAAATCTTTGATAGTTTCCTCGTTGAAAACTATATTAAACTCTTCGCCATTTTGATTTCTATAAATAGGTTTGTTCGGTTCTAAAACCAACCCCATTAAAATCCGTTGTTCTTTGTCAATTTCTTTTAACTGCAAAGGCTCGTCTTTACTTAACGCAATAAACAACCCCTCCATTGCTGGATTTTCAACTAAAGAAATTCCATAAACTCCTTTGTTTTTTAACGGGTCGTATTGTGCTAGGTAGGTTTTCATTAAAGTTTATTCTTGTTTTGTAAGGAATTTAATAATTTAATTGCATTATTAACACTTCCTTGTGCTTGTCTTAATTTAGCAATATTATCATCAGCCATTTGTATAGATGTTTTTAAAAACATACCATATTTAGTATCAGCTAAAGATGGGTCTAATTTTTGTAACTCACTTAAAGCTGTTTGCGCTTCTTGTTTTGCGCTTTGATACTCACTATCGGATTTTCCAATTTGAGAAACAATAGAACTTGCTCCTGTATTTAATGCTGTTTTTTGTGCATTAAACATTTTTTGATAAACCGTGTCTGCATTTGCAAACTTCACATTCGTTTCAAACGCTAATTTTATTTCTTCTACTTTCATTTTGATAGTTGTTTAATGTTATAATAAAAAAAAGTTCTTTTTGTTTTGATTTTGCACAAAGTTTTTTTATAAACTCGCGCTTTTAATAATATTTCTGTCCATTTCCTGCCCTGTACTCATATCTCTTGCCACTACAAAAGCCTTGACTGGTGCTTGTTGCCCTATGCTTTCAGCTAATTGATTTCTGCCTGTACCTTGCACAAGATTGAAAGATGGGGATTGTGGTGCACTGCCTCCGCCTGTACTGCCACCGCCACCGCTTCCAGCTGTTATTGATTTTGCACCTGATATTCCTGAGGCTAATATTGAAGCTATAGATGTTGCTGCACTTATTTTTGTTGTTGCAATTCCTTTTAACCCAAGAGCTGTATTGATACCGACAAATGGTTGTCCAGCTGTCAATGGAGAGGCTGCTGCTGCTAAAGCGTTTGCTTGTGAAGTTGCCGCTATTGAACCAGCGATTGATTTTGAAGCCCCAACTACTACATCTGCAATAGCTAATCCTTTTTGTAGTGCCAATATTGACAAAGCAATTCCTTTGTTTTTACCTGCAAATTCTTGTAAAATATTAAGTCCTGTATCAAGCGCGTTTCTTTTGGCATCCTGATAAGCCGTTTCTACTTGCAATATTTGGTCTTTAAGTTTTTGCTCTTCCTCTAATTGTTTATCCGCATCCGTCTTTGTTGCAATTCCCATTCTAACTAAATGCTCTGCGTTTAGCTTTTCTATTAAGGTTTGTTTTTCAAGTTCAGTTTGCGCTAATAATTCAATTTCTTTGACTTGATTTTCATAGTCTAGCTCTTCTTTTTTGACAGCTGTATCTGCAAGTCTTTGCGCTTTTTCATCATCGAATTTTTTGTTTAAATCCGTGATTTTTTGATTGTGTTCTTTTTCTTTGTCAATTTCTTGAGTTTGTAAATCAGCAAGGAATTTCTGCCTGTCCTCTTTTGAAAGTTCTTGACTCGCTAAAACAATATTTCGCTTTTCATCAATTGTAAGTTGTTCGTTTTTCAATTGTTCAGCAATAAAATTATTTTCATTTTCAAAACGACTTTTTACAAGTTCCGCCTGTTTTTCGTCGGCTTTATTTTGCGCTTCTATAGATTTTTCATTAGCTTTATTTTGCGCTTCTATTGCTTTCTCGTTTGCTTCCTCTTGCGCTTTTTGCTTATCAATATCTGCCTTTTCTCGAAGTATCTTTAAGGATTCTTCTTTTGTCATTTCACCGTCTACAATCCTTTGAAAATGCTCATTGTTTAATTCGATTTCACGCTTTCTGGATTCAGATAGTTTGTGTTCATTTTTCTTTAAATAGCTTTCGTTTTGTTTTAAAGATTTTTCAGCTACTTGTTTTTGTTTATCCAAAACCCTTTCAGATTCCGAAGTAAATCCTAAGAAGTCTGTGACAGAATTTACTATATTACTAATCGCATCCCCAACAGCTGTAAGCCATCCGATATTTGAAAGTACTTTTTTAAATTTGTCAAAATTTGCTACTACTAAACCAACGGCAACAATTAATGCACCAATTCCCGTGGCTATGATTGCACCTCTTAAAAGCTTGAAGCCTCCCGTGGTTGTTGCCACACTTCCTGTGAATAGTTTTTGAACTATTGCAGCCGCACCCGTTGCCGCTGTGTTTGCTTTTGTAAATAAAGTGCTTGAACTAATAGATGTTTTTAAAAGCGTCCATTGATCGCCAAGGTTTGAAAGATTGCTAATTGCATCAGCAAAAGACATCGCACTTTGCACTTGTAAAAGTTTCTGTTGTGTCTCTTCGCTTTCGTCGCCTAATAATGCAACACCTGCCGTCAAACCTTGAAAGCCAGTTCCTGCTAATTGCGTTGCCGCTCCAAGTGCTCGGAACTTTTGATCGGGGTTGAATTGATTAACTAAATCGTTAGCCAATCCCATTTGGTCTTTCAAGTCTGCAACTTTTTTGGCAGCTTGTACGGCTTCTTGCGAAGTCTCGCCAAACTTTTGCGACATCTTTAAAAGTTCCTGATTAGCTTCTCGCATTTGAGTTTTAAAACTCTTTGTCGCTTGTTCCGTATCGTGAACCGCATTCTCGAGCTGTTGAATAGACTGATTAACTTTGTCCATTCCACTCTCTTTAACTACTATATTTACTTCTTTTGTAATTGCCATTTTGCTCTTCCTTTTGCTATTTCAGTATATTTCCCTGCCCCTATAAAGTGGTGACTTTGTAATAATTTTATAATTTCTGCTATTATCATTTTCCTTTGTGTGTTCTAATTACTACCATAACAATATCGTAAATACTAACGTCTCCGTTTGCCGGTATTACTTCAATCGTTCCGCCGTTTGCTAAAAAAGTACTACCTGTAAAATAAGACAAATCAATATCAAATCTTTGCTCAACTCCAGAGCCTTTTGAAAAGACAATTGTTTCGTCTGAAATTTTATTAAGCGTTCCACCGATATTAATTGCAATATCACAAATGCCATTTGCAACATTCATTTTGGCTTTAAATCTTAAAGACAAAGTAAAAGCATCGCCATTATTTACTGCTAAAATTTTATCCGTTGTTGCATCCCAAAAAGTAGATACACCCGCTGGAAGTTGCGTTTGGATTTTAGTAACCGTACCCGTTTGGATTTTACCAGTCACCCCAGATAAAACTACCAAGGGCGAACCCACCGTATAGGTCGTGTCTGTGATTTGTTCCCATCCCGTGAAATTGTAAACCTCATCGAAATTATCGTTTATCATATCTCCACCCGCTCGGAGCGTTGTGCCTGTTCCGTCGTTGGAAGTTGTTCCTAAAAAGATTGTTTGTTTAGCCATTGTCAAAAGTTATTAAAAGATTATCAAAAGTTATTTCATCATTATCAAATTCCACCACCCCTGCATTTTGAGTTATGAAGATTTCTATTGTTTGTAAAGATTCTAAGTTAGTAACCGTCACGTTATTGAAACGTGGAAGCCCCGTATTGTTTTGTAAAAAAGTTACAAAGACATTCGTACCTTCAATAGTTGCAAAAAGCCAAGTATCATCATCGACTGCCACTGTACTATTACCGATATTTGGAATAGAAACTGATTGCGTTTGCTCTAAATAGTCCGCTATTAATTCATTGACTGCGGAAGTAAATCCGTTTATTACGGCATCAAAAGCATTGATTAAATTTAACGTTACCGCCCGGGTTAATAAGTTAATATTGAAATTGTCTATTCGGTAATAATTATTCTTAATTTCTAAAATATCGTTCAGTTTCAATTGCAATAAAATCCTTAACGGAAGTATCGCACTATATTTAAACAATCGTCTTTTAATATTGAAAATCGACGTGATATAATTTTTATAATAATTCTGGTAAAGTGTATTTTCGCTTTGCGTGTTATCCCATTCATTGTTTTCTATACCAAAATTAAGATTGTATTGTGGCGTTGCCCAATCAATAGAGTGCGACGGCGTGTTAATCGTCGTGTTTAAAATTTCTTTAACGCCTAAATCATTTATGTAACCAATTGGGAAGCCTGAATGAAAGCTGTTCACATTATAAAAAATGTGAGGGCTTGGATTCACTGGCTCGAATTTATCGTCGATTATCGCACCGTACATTATATTAGTCATATTGTTTGGATACGGCTCTGTGCTTGATTCATCTTTCAATCTTTCGTAAACAAACTGCTCAAATGGTAATTCAAATGTCAAGGCTTCGCCCTCCAAAGGTTTGCCAGATTTTGTGCCATCGTCCGTCATTAAGATTTCAGCATCACCGTATCCAATCCCGTTGGATTTTTTAAATTGATTATTTAAAATCGTGACAGGCTCTTTATGTGTAAATTTAATTTCGTTTAAAAGATTACCTCTTGAAACTTCCAAAGTATCGGTTTTCACATACCTTGTAACATTCCATACTTTGCCCGTTGCATAATAATTGTCAATCGTATCAATATAAAGATTTTCGTTATCGTCAGAAATTACAACTAACTTGAACATGGAAAACAAACCTTTTAAAAAATCAATTATTTTAATTTTTGGCAGGTTGTTCTTAATGATGAAATTCGCTCCGATTGTTTGCTCGGGAAAATCCGCAAACATATTATAACTTTCGTAATTAAACTCAATTATAAATTTGCTTGTAAATTTAAACTCCGCATTCGACGTGATATACCAACTGTTTTTTGTCGCTGTGTTTCTTTCAAAAACGAAACGGTTTGATGAAAATCCTAATCTATTTGTATATGCTCCAGACGGGTCTCCATCTTTTCTAATTTCGATTGAATAAACCACATCTTCATAACCTGCACTTGGGGTTATTTGTATAAAACCATAAATACTTTTACCACCTGCAGTAAATGTGTCGTTAATCAAATCTAGCGTACCGCCTCTTTCGTCGATGTTTCCAGTGTTTGTAAAATCAATCCGTATTTCATTGTTTTCCTTGCCAGATATTAAACTTGTATTATTTACCCATAAAAATAGATTTTGAAATTCAATCCTATCAAAAAAATCACGGCTAAAATTAATTTCGTATTTCGTTTCAATAGCTTCAATTATTTTGATTAATCGAATAGACGGATTCAAATAAGTCCAGTCTATACCCTCGCCCGTTGCGTGTGCTATGTTGATGGAAGTTGGAATAATCGTGGAACTTGTTGGGTTGTAATACAATTGCTTTTTAACGAAAAGATTATAAATAACATCACCGTTATTTTGAAGTAAACTTTTAACCGTATCGCTGTTATAATCGTGGTCTAATAATGGGAAGTCTAAAATAGAAAGTTCATCATTTTTCAATTTGTCTTTCAAAGACACCAGATTCCCGACAAAATTTATGGAATAAGAATAGGGCTTGTTTTGTTTCAAAATTACCTTTTCGAGTGACCATTTACCAAAACGAAAAGGCATACCGTCAAATTCTATTCTGCCGTTCACCTTTACCCGGGCATCAAAAGCATTGTCTATGTTTGCATCGTAATAATGCTTGAAAATCTTGTTATTATTGTTTGAAGCTGGAACGGTAAACGACTTCGCATAATCGGTTGTATTTTTTGTAATATCATTAACATTAGCAATAGAACTATTTAGCTCTATGCTTTCGTCTTGGAACAAATCCAATAAATCATTTTCGATATATATTTTAAGCATTGTTTATCTCGTTAAATGCGTACTCAAACTCGATTTCATAATTAATCAAACGGTCTTTTTGCCTTGACTTATATTCTAAACTTTTGCTACCTAATTTCAAAGGCGTATAGGTTCCATTTTTGTAACTCCAAACCCTCTCGGATAGCATCAACTGTTTAAATGTTTCGTTCATAGCTTCGCTTACAAAACCGCTATTCATTTTAAACTTTGATTTTCCTTGAACGTTGTAAGTTACAAATTGATGGTTGCCGAATAATGGTTGCCCTCGGTCGCTTTCAAACTCTTCGCTTGTAATGTTTAAACTTTCTGTTTTGGCTTTGAAAAACGTTAAAAATTGTAATGCACCCTCTTTATTTTGAAAGGCAATATCTAAGGGCGTGTATCGGCATTCGTCTTGAATAAGCAAGGTGATAGTTTCACTATTAAAACTAATTTCTATATATTCATCCGTCACGGCTTCGCTAACATCTACAAAGATATTCTTTACCATTTCGCCACTTTTGATGGAAGTAGGCTCTTCGATTGAATAGTCTATTTCGTTATTTGGATATGAAATTACTGTTATCATTATGGTATGCAAGTTTCTAAATTAAAAATATTGTAAATGATTTTATAATAAATTGGTGTACATACTGTGTGGTCAATTACGGTAACCACAACCTCGTCGAACTCGTTCAAATATGTAACATCTCCTAGTTCAATTGGATTCGGTGATATTAAGTATCGTGTTCTTAAAATCAAATCTTCAAAAACATCCAAAGTAACAGTTCCCGTGCTTGTATTCGAAGCACTATCTGTAATGGTATAGGTAAATGTTTCACCACTTTCAATTACTCCATTTGGCGTAAAAGTCAGTTTACTTCCCGAGCCTGTTATGGCGATACTTCCCGTTGTGATTCCTGTGGTATTGATAGCTGTGATTGTTGTAGGCGTTACCCCCAAGGCATCGTTTGCCATCGGGAATAAATCAATAACATCTGCATTGTTCAAATTATAAGTTTCATTTACAGCGCTTGGTAAAGCTGGCACCGCACTAATATTCAAAGTTACAGTTGCAGTATCTTGATTCAAAAGGCTATCTTGTATCGTATAAGTGAAAGTCTGCGGTGTTGTAAATGCCGTGCCTTTTGTAAACTTTACCGTACTACCAACTATTGACAAAGTGCCAACACTCGCTGGCATTGTAGTTGTGATTCCAATTATTGACGTTGGAGCAAATCCTAGATTATCGTTTGTCAAAACGTTTATGATTGTATCTTGAAAGAAAATGCCAACTGTTTCATTAACTGCGTTTATTGTCGAAGTTGGCTCTAAGACTTTGATTGGCAAATTGAAAACTCCATCACGGTTTACTTTAAATTCCAATCCTTGCATTAAGATTCTGTTCACGGGTATATCAGGATTCTGCCCCTCCATTCCATAACCATAACCACGAACTACCAAGTTAATAGTCTGTAACTCTTCAATCGTGGAACTATCATAAGTTACCGAGGTTTTACACCACCTTTGATTACTCTCGTTTGGAGCAAAGTCTATAAAGTCGTTTATCAAACGTGCAATGTTAATCTTGTCGCTACCCGTGGAGCTTGTCGGATTGGTCTTTGTCATCGAATAACTTGCAACGGCTGGAACGGCAGATTTCAATCCGTCCCAAACGTAAATCTTTAATGTATATTTCGAACAAGTCACCCCCGTCAAAGGACTGACAAAGGGAATAGTGACGTAATATGGTGAAAGTGTTTTAATCATTTTAATCTTACTTTTAATTGTTCTTCTACTTCCAAGGCATAAGCTGCATATATATCGTCTGGCACTCTTTTAAAAGCCTGTTCAAAAGGCTTGGTAAAAAAGTTTGTCGTTTCTAAACCTTTGTTCCAAATCGAACGTATAATTAAAAATGCTGTCGCTTTGTATGATAGGAACTGTTTTGTTTTTCTATCTTGAAATTGGATCCGTTTACGTGCAACCCAACCGTTAATGCCTTTCGTTAATCCACCACCTTTGCCTGTTCCTGTGCCAAATTTAAACGGACTGTTCGGTGCTTTTGCACTACTTGAAACGCCCTTCACTCCCTTATCTACAAACTGCCAATAATCATTCGCCGTGCCAAAATCAAAACTTAAAGTTGTACTATCTTTTTCTTTTGTAACTTCAAATTTAATTCCGTTGTAAAGATTAGAAGTGTCCTTTTTCTTTTTCTTTGAAAGATTAGATTTCGATTGCTGTACTACGTACTTCCCAAACTTTTCTAATTCATTGACTACTGACATAAGTTAATAGTTGTATTTGGCACTTCTACTGAAAAGGTTAACCTTGCACCGTCCAACAATTTTGGCGCTTCAAAACTTCCCAATTCAAACGTTGGGTTTTCACTTGCCGTGATATTATTTTCCTCAAAATCAATGTACATTTTATTCCAAAGTCTATTCAAAACGGCAATAGCTAAATTATGATTGTCCACTTCATTATCATTTCCCCAAAAGTCATCCGTTTGAATTTCTTTGCTTATATTTCGAATATCGAAACAACTCAACTCTACATTGAAATTTACCGTACTGCCATTTGTAAACCCTCCAGATTCAATAATAACATTTACCAAAGGGAATAAAGTCTCCTTTGCTAAATCTTGCTTTTTGGTAACTTTATTAACTTGGCTATCCGCCTCGGCTAATTGCTTTATGTATCTGTAAAGTTCTGTTAGTTGGTTCATATCTTTTTACCTAACGATATTAATTGCCCTACTTTACTTCCTAAAGACAAACCATATTCTTTATTTATCATTGGAAAATCGCAACAATGTTTTAAAATGTGTTTGTTTTTTTGCAATACCGTATCGATTTCTGCTTCTAATTTTTGAAGCTTTAATATTTTTTCAATTATTTTTTCATCTTCTATTGTCATAATTCAATTGTGTTACTATTCTTGTTAATAATTTTATGTTTCAATTTTTGTGCATCAATTTTGTGGGCCAGGAATAAATGAAATTCGTGTATGTTTGTTTTTAAAACTTTATCCAACTTCCAAATTTTACCTTTACACATTTCAAAAATTGTCGCATCCCACCCCCATTTTTCGAAGTAGTCGCTGGCGTGTTTGCCTTCGCTTGTTCCTCCGTTGTATATTTCTGGGTATATTCGATTAATTCGTTCGCTAAATTCGAAAAAAAAACAAGCGCACCGTTTACAATTGACAAAGGCATGTACTTCATTACCTCCGCTCTTTTCTCCGTTCCGTTGTATTCTACAATCTTGTAATTGTTTGCCACTTTGCTTTTAATCGGTCGGAATAATACTGCCATTAACTTGTGCATTTCTGCTACATCTTGACTGTACAAAGTTAAATCACGATATTCTCCCGCTGTAATTTTGTCAAAGTTTGGAATAAAACCGAACTCAACATCTTTGATTTTAAATGTAGGTTGAAATTCCGTGGTTTGCTCTAATGCTTTATCAATTAAAATTAATATTTCACTATAATCTTTTTGACTTAACAAAGGTATTCTTTTACGATCCAACCCTGTAAAGATTTCAATCTTTCTAACGTTGAATTGTTCGTCCGTCAAATCAGTTCGTTTCAAAAGCAAATCATACTTTTGGAACTGGTGCAGGGCTATATCGTTTATTGATTCTGGAATTGTAATCTTCATATTTATATAATGAAAAAAAGGTTATTTTGTTTTATCGAATATCGAAATTATATCCACCGCTTAAATTATAAGTAACATTATAACGGATTGCATCCAAGGCGTGATTCCACATATCGCAGTATAACTTACTACCTTTATCCGTGTACACATAATTGTTTAATTCTTTACCTATGTTTTCGCCATCTATTATTAACTGGTAATCTTTCATCAACTCCACGCCTACATTGATGCTTCCTGCTCCTTTCGTCGTTCCAATTATCCTATTGCCTAACTTTGCCAATTCATCAATCAAACGAGGCTCTGCGCTATCCGCTACGATTAACTTCCCTTTTGTGATTGTGTTGTTTATTTGTGCTATTTCCGACGTGGTTAATTTCGGTTTGTAAAGATGTTCTTTACAGTAAATGATTTTTTTCTTTTTGTCGATTGCAACCTCTACTAATGTTGTAGGGTCAATTGAAAAACCGTAATCTTGCCCGAAACTTGTCTGTAAATTATCCGGATTGAAAATGCCATACTGCCAATTTGTAAACACAACTCCCTCGGCTTTGTCGAGCCATCCACCAAGTATAACGTGTTGGTATTTTTTAGGATTGTTTTTCTTGACTTGCTCTACTTCATCAATAAAAGACTGGTCTAAATTGTCGTAATTGTCTAAATAAGTAGTATGTATGTAGGTTACATTTCCTTTCGTGCCATTAAACCCCTCGGTAACTCCTGCCTGTTCAAAGAATTTTTTGTAAATCCAATGTTCTTTTGTGGATGGGTTTAGTATTAAAAGGATTCTATTCTGTTTACCTTTTTGTCTAATCGAAAAATTGATTTTATCAAATATTGATTCGTCGATTAACTCCTCGGCTTCATCCAATATCCAAGTGGTTACACCTTGCAAAGATTTTAAATTCGCGGTTTGGTCTCCGCTTGATGTCTTGATACCTTTAAAAATTATTTCGCTTCCAGATTGTGTGTTTACGATTTCGGACTTCTTAACTTCAAAAGCGTGATTCAATTCTAATAGGTCTATTTTCTCTTGAAATTCTGGAATAATAGACAAATGCGCACTTGTCATCGTTTGCCTTGTAAAAAGGATTTTATGCCCTGCCTCAAACGATAAGAGGCTGGCAAATCTGCCAACCTCGAATGACTTACCAGAGCCACGACCGCCTGTTAAAACAAAGTAGCGTGTATTGTTTCCTAATCTATTCCAATGCTTCGGATGTTTCTGTATCATATAATTTTGTTATATCAAAGCTTGAAACTGAAACATTATTGTCAATAGTTTGTTTTGGCATACCAAAGCGATAACTTAACCATAGTTTGATAGCGTTTACATCATTTTCTAATACTTTTTGATACAAAGCTCTCCAAACATTTTCAGGAACTGTTATTGCATCCATTGTTTCAATTAAAGATAATACTTCATCTTTTTTTAAACGTCCTGAATTGGGTCTTGCTCCACCGTGTTTTTTTACTTCCATTTTGAAAAATTTTGAAATCCAAGTTTTACCTGCATATCGTTGCTCCAATTTTATAATCAATCATACTACCTACACCAATGATCTGTCCGTTGCATTCGTAAGTGTATGCGTAGTTTTTAATCTTATCACTTAACATCCTTTTGGTTTTAATCTTGCCACATCCACAATCAACAGTAACTGTTTCTGGCGTGCAACTCATCAAGGTTGCAATTGCTAAAATGCTAAATATTTTTTTCATAAGTTCCATATATTTTATCAAGTTTATCAATCATATTTATAAGTGGCTTCGGGCTACAACTTGCACACGGGAACCACACGGGGCGATTGAATACCGAAGCGTAAAGTTCACAAACAAAATCAACTTGTTCTTTTGAAAGTGTTACTGTTTTAATCTTTGTGAATTGTTGCCACTGGTTGTATTCTTGTTCCGTGAAGCATCTGGCTTTAGTTCGATAAGGGAATAAGTTATTAAGATACTCTTTTCGTTTATCGCATCCACAATCTTTGCCATCTACAAAAATATCCAAGCCTGTAGCTTTTATTACTTTTTCGATTGTATCGCCAAGTCCTACGCTTTCAAAATTACCAAACAATGGTTTATCAGTAAATCCTACTGAAATTACTTTTGAATTTTTATCAAATTTAGCTTCGTAATTTTTTCTTTTTGCCATTTTAATTTTTCTTTTTTAATTGTGTGGTGAACAAAATTATAATTTGTATTTAAAACTTTGCCAATCTCTCGCACTGACATCGTTTCATTCATTTCTATATACTCCTTTGCCACCCAATACACATTATCAACTATTTTCTTTTCTTGATCATCCAACTCAAAAGGTGCATCGCTTGTGAAATTGTCGTTTAAATCGGTTGACTTATTATTCTTTAATTCCTGTAAAAATAAGTTTTTTATGGTAACAATTACATAAAAATCATTTATTTCTTTATTGCAATTGTTCAAAGCCAGATACATATCGTTAACTAAGTCATCCGCTAACATTTTGTTGTTACAGATTTTCAAGGCGATTTTCCGCCAGTATGTATCTTTCTTTGCTAACTGTTCAAGCATTTATTTTTTAAAAAACCTCCCCAACAGGGTCTCAGTATATTGAGGAGGTAAAATTAATTAATTATGAAACTGTTACAAATATAATCATTTTATTTTCACTTCAACAAATCGTCAAGCCAATTTGCAGTGTTTTTTGTTCCAAGCGTTTTAAACTCGTTTACGGCATCTAAATAACAATTATCTATCCAAGTATGCAATTTCCCTTTTAATTGCGTACCGTCCTTAAAAACGTGTTCAGATGTGTTCTTATGTGTTTTTTTGTAGTTGTTGATTTTGTCTTGTAGTTTCATAATGTTATTTTTTCATTTAGTGGTTTAATCAATTAAACTAGTTTAGTGGTTTAGTAGTTTAGTCCCCTTTATAAGGGGTACTAAACCACCTAGTTTAATCAGGCTTTTAAACTAGTTTAAACCAGTTAGTTTTTCTTACAAAAAGTTGTTTTCAAATTCTCCTAAAAAGTAACGGCTTTGTCCTGCATCTCCGCTTTTCAAAATCCATTTATTATCAATGAATTTCGTTAATAGTTTCTTTGCCATATTATCGCCTATGTTTTCTTTAAATTGTTTTTCAAATTCAAGGCAAATCTGTTGCACCATTTCACCGTAACGATATGATTTCACTTCGCCACTAACTTTGCTAAATGCAGCCGTTAATATTTGGAATAATTGATAATCTGGTTTATCCATCTTTGGTGCTTTTTTGCCAGTCATTTTAAAAATAGAAACATCCTCGTTTTGAATTTCTGGCATACCATCCTCAAGGATTGAAAACTGAAAAGCATCAGGCTTTCTATTTCTGGAAGCTAAAGATTGAACAATACGATTACAATCATTTTCTTTATCAATTGATACTCCTATAACTATTTCGCTTTTATCTTGTAATTTCGTGCCTAAATGCCCTTTCATTTTAGTCTGAATATCATTCGGGTTTTGGTGGATTACGTTACAAATGTGGCAGTTGTTTTCAGTCGCCCAAATCCGCAAATTAGTTACAAGTTCATCAGCTTCTTTAAGATTGTTTGTATCAAGTGCCAAATCAGATATACCATCCAATACAACAAAATCGGGTTTGTTTAGATAAATTAAGTGCTTTACATATTCCAACCTCGTTGGTGTAGAAACGGCATCAAATTGGTACACATCCATTCTATCAAGTTCTTTTTCTCCATCATACCCAAGCATCTTTTTGATTTGCATTAATCCAAGTTTAACGTGGTATTTTGATTGTTCGGTGTCAATGTACAAGATTTTGTCTTTACCCTTTGGAAGTTCGCTTAATAATCTATTTTGAAAAATACCCCTTTTTAAAATAGCTGACAAAATCAATTTTATTAAAAAAGTTTTACCCACTTTTGCCTGTGCAGTAACGCAACTAATATTCTCCCGTGTCATTACCATACGTTTATTTTCTCCGTTAACATCACAAATAGACAATACTATTTCTGGCATAGGTATTTCATCTGTAATTTTAACTTTAAACTTTTCAATTTGTGTAAAATCAAAAACTACTTCCGTTTCTTGTAACATTACTATTGGTTCATACATAATTCTTAAAGTTTTTAATTGACAAATTAATCGAGTTTTCAATATTGTATTTCACGGCTTCCGCATCCCAGTTGTTGCCACATTTCGCAAACTCCAAAGCATTCAATCCGGGTAGTTTGTTCTTATATCTTTCGTGGATTTCTTCCAACTCGGTTGCTGTTTTATTTTTCAAAAAAGGATCAAGTATTTTTTTTCTGTTAAAATAATTTTGTAGTTCCATTCTGCGAAGTGATAGCTGCAGTTTTCCAATTGCCATCGGCTCGGATAGTATTCTGTTAATTTCTTTATTTGCCATTTCTATATCGGTATAGTAGGCTAACAATTCCGATAAAGTAAAAATGTAAAGTTTAGCAAATAATAAATTTTCTTGCACTGTTTCCT